GAGCAATTCACTGTTTAATTTTGTCTGCTCTTGATTTGGAGTAATTACATCTCCGGAGCCATTAACTCCTCCAGAACCAAATGCCATACCTACAACTTTAGGCAATGAAATTTCACCTACTCTTGCTCTCATCATCTTCTGTTTTGCTATTAAAGTTACTACAGCTTCCGCCATTATAAAACCTCCTCATTCTTCTCTGCATCTAATAGTTTTGTACCATCTAGCAAATAACTACCGTCAAGCATCCAAAACTTCTTCCATGTTGTAATAGATACAGTCGTATTTTCTTTAACATCTGTGTTTAACGTGACTTCCATTTCTGTTATACTTGGTTTTTCTTTGTGATTCACCGTTGATAATATGTTTATATCCGGAACATCGGCTCTTTCTATTCCGGATATATTAACATCAACTTTATAATCTGTTAAATATATTAACTCAACCCCAGAAGGTCTAATCGCTAAGATTCTTCCGATTGCTGGGTCGAAATCATCCACACTTACTTCCGGCAACTCAATAAATATTGTGGCTGGGTTCTCTGGGTCTTCAATATAATTAACGATGTTAATATCCCACAACAGGCTAATCGATTCCATTATGTCAAAATAGTTACAGTCACAATTATTCTGCAATGCCTTGTATTTAAGGACTTTGCGATATGTTTCATCAGTTATTGCTTTATTGCTCGCTTGCATCAAAATCGTTAGTGCTTCTTTTTTCGATGTAGATAATATATCTCCAATATATTGCAGATTCTCACCTTTTGCATTGTCTAATGTAGTTGAATACTTAAGGTCTTCGTAAACTTGCAGTAACTCATCTATTTGTTTAGCAAAAGCACTAATCAATATTTCAATGTTCTTCTTGCCTAAGAACTGTTGAGGCATATCATTCATCCATCTCTCAAGCGTCATATATACTCACCTCTATTCTCGATGAATCAACCAACACTTTTTGTCTGAGGGCAACCATGATGTTTGATTGTACAAACTCTTCATCAGAAGGAACATAGTTTGGGTCCGTGGAATATGCTGTAAAAATTTCAATATAAGTGATGCCTGGAACGGCATTATAAATTCCATCATTCAATAACTGTGTAAGTAAATTAGCACCTGATAACATACGAGCAGTATCATTGACTATGGAATTTCTAGTAAGTTCTGCGTAGTTTACAGGCATTTTATTGAAATCACCATGTAATACCACTTTCATCCATGTGTACAGGTATTCCGGTCTATTAAACTTGATTGGTACTATGTCTCCGTATTTTGTGGCAACATCTACACATACATTTCCATGTGTTTGTATTCCACCTGCTTTCTTTTGAAGTATAGCGTTTGCGATGGCGTTGATATCCCCTCCTTCTACAATAACCTCTATACTGTGTGGCGGAAGTCCTCTTTCGTCTACTTTTTCTGTTGGATTCTCATGACCGGAAGCAGTTTCAACTCCAGCAACATTACTTAACAATTCAGAAATTATACTGTCGATCATTGTACTAGAACGAATTGCTGAACGTGCAATATAAGATTGTCTTAATTCTATATCGGTTTCCTGCAATCTTCCATATATCGGTTCTAACATATTTGTAACTGCATTGAAGCCAGATATATTATTTATCAGTTTGCAAACGATTCCAGTTGGCAAAACAATCTTTCCGTAATCCTCTGTGTAAAAGTTTCCAATGGTAGTAACGCTTGCCGTGGTTAAATTTTCCGTAAGAGATATTACATTACTTCTTTCTGGCGATTTGTCTTTGATATTCAACAACAAATTAAACTCATCTACAGTTACCAAGTAATTTTCGTCAGTAATTAAGGATTGCAAACCCTTAAGAATGCTTAACACATCTTCGTCTTCACTGACATAAGAGTAATTGTATCCGTTTATCGTAACAGTATAATCATTGTTTGCTTGAGCAACTGCTACTTTTATGCTGATTTCATTACAAGATGTTCTTGTTATTGTAAATTCGTTTGCAGCATATAATCTAACCTCCGGACTTGTATCGGATGCAACGATAACATCGCTTCTAACAACGGTACCATCTATCCCTGTGCAATGAAGCGGATACATGTTTTGACTTTTTTGTTTTCTTCTGATTCCACCGTATTGTACTGCGTTATCTAAATTGACACCTGTTGCGGTAGATGGATACTTTGCATAATACTCATCTTGAGCTGTCTCCCACAATTCTGCGATTTGTCCACAAAATGTCGTGACAAGAGTTTTTATGAAAGACGTGTCAGCCAACCTTGTATCAAAACCAAATCCCTCTGATAAGTCGGTATGAACTTCTTCTTGTATCACATCCATTCTTTTCAATACAAATCCTTTGTCTGTAACACCATAATTCGACATTTTTATTCACCTCCTACCTTTTCACTAAATTGAGATATATTTTTCCACCTTTGTAGTTTATTGACTTGATGCCAACATCTCCTTTTGCGTGAACATTTACATCTCCGCTTTCGTTATATTCTGTTTCAAACTTAGCGTCTGAATTAGTACTAACTACAACATATCCTTCGTCGTTGTAATTTGTGATTATTCTATTTATTTTGACTGCACTCATACTTTCTATGGTGAGTTCTTCCTTTATCGTTTCTAGGTCAGTCAGTGCAACAAAACGAATGACGGCAGAACGTGTTCTACTGTCAAATACTACACTAACTTCTTTTACCTCTGTGATTTCAGCAATTTCAAATATCTTCCTCCGGATAACTCCTTCGAAATAATTCGTATCTGGGTTTTTTATAAGCAGGCTGTCTTTGTAAGGCATTCCTTCATCGACATCCCATCTCCATTCTTTTGCAAACCAAAGCAATTTAATTCGTATCTTCTGAGCAATCGAATTGCATATCGATATGTCTCCTTTTGGAGATACAAACAAATCACCAGTGGAATCTAACAAAATATCCATTCCTACACCTCCTAAATAGATAACTTCTTATTTGCCTTTTATTTCTTTAAAATAGTTCCAGTGTAAGAAATATTGCCTTCCACTTTTAAATCGCCTCCTATGGCTATACCACGTTCTGAGACGATAAAATTAGTGCTTCCTACATTAACTTCTACATTGTCGCCGACAGAAACTTCTGCCTTTGGACTTCCTATCACAACTGAATTGCTCTTGATTGCTTTTGAAACTAAATTTGTTTCACCATTTAACAATCCGGGAATAGCCATTGCGCTGCTTAAATCAAAACGGAGTGGACCTTCTGATCTGGCACCACTCCTCCATTCATCTAATTCAACTTCTGATATGATTACAATACAACAATCTCCTCTTTTTATAGGGAACGCAATTCCTACTTCTGATTGTTGACAATAAGGAAACACCACAGGAACTTCTGTCAACACCGGATAACTCAAAACCTTCTTATCTGATGTGACATACTTGCCTTTCGGTTGGACAGAAACTGTTCCTCTTTTTGTATCAACATGTGTTATCTCACATGGCAGGGCAGTATGTATCTCTTCAACAACTGCCCTTGCTGTTTTTTCTATAGCTCTAGTTAATTCTTGTCTCATCGAATACCTCCGTTATGAGTTACTACATTGAATCAAGTTTCGAATCCGCCTTTACTTCAATCAACTCCGCAGTACATATCCAGTCGCCTTCAAGATTATCTCCATCTATTGTGACTTTATGTACTCGGAAATATCCACTGGCAACTTTACTTTTTAGCTGCACTATGTCATTTATGCCAATCGCTCCGTTTAGAAAATATTCAACTTCCCATCCGTTTATCTTTTCTTCTCCAGATTCGATAGTTATTCTCTTCGGTATACCAAGCAATCCTGTTTCACTTGTAAGCAGATATCCTCTGTTTGATATCGGTCTTCCGGGAACAGTGATTTGTAGTACTTGATTCTGAATGGACCAATTATGATTGCAATAATTTGCAATTTTTTGTAATGCATTTTTTGCTTTACCTACATAACTGAATCCGTTCGGCATCATAGGAAAAGACAATTCACTTGCAAAAACAATAGACATGCCCATTGCATTTGCTATTCTCTGATATAGTTCTTTTGTGCTAATCCTTCCGTTTAAAGACATGCTAATAACTGTATCTCTAAGAGCTACTCTTCCGTCTACTACTGTCAGTTCAGTCATTCTATCAGCGTTTGACATTGTCGTTACAACTGATGTCACATTGCCAACTATGAGAAGGGCTATATTGTCTCCATATCCTGCTCTTAACTCTACAACGCAATCCTTACTTTCCAGTGTTCGTATATTAAAATCGGACAGGTTCCATACTTGAATCTTTGCATCGTTTGGATTTTCTGAATCTGATTTTTCAATACTGAAACTTACATGAAGTGCAGTTTCCATGGCGCTTTTAATGTTTCCTATTTCGAAACCGTTTCCACCCATTTTGCCGCACTTCATGATATATCGTCTCATAAAATTTTCGTTTGACATCTTCTATCACTCCATTTCTGAATAAGGGATATATACAAATTCTGCCGTCTTATTGACGAATGCATATCTTCCAACTTTATCCGTATCAGATAAGCAGCCAAACACACCGTCCGGCAACTCTTTGTATGTGTAGAAGTGGAATATTGGAAAATTCGGAACAATTCGTGTCATTGCGATAATCGGATTTCCTTTTTCGTCATTTAATCCGAAACTCCAATAATCAAACTTTACATTATAGGTAAAGCGAAGCTCGTATTCTTTACCGTCGATTGACAAAGTAGATACGCTATCGTTCATGTCTGGAACTTCAATAAATAACATAACTTCTACCTCCCTATATAAAACCTAAACCAGATGCTACTCCATAAAGAATAGACTGGCCTTTTTTCGCTTGTGTTGAGTTTGAACCATCTGTACCACTATCGCTTGCAGAACTTTCTCCGCTTTTTGTCGAAGTAGTAGATGTGCTTGCACTTCCGGCATTGGCTCCTGTCTTGCCGGATTGCAATAGATAACTAGGAATCGAAGCAGTTCTCTTTTCAGTCTTTCTTACTTTCTGCATGGTAATTGCGATTTCTCTCGCATAACCGATTTCTTTTGACTTCTTTATGTTTATGCTTGTAATCCCCATATCTGTGTATATTGCTTCTGTGGTTATAACCTTAACCAGTTTCTTTTCTAACCACATGTTTTCAATCTGCTCGCAAATAATATTAACACGTTCCGTAGAACTTCCGTGTTGCTGCAACCATGTTACAGGTGTATTACTTACATACAGATTCATTGAAATAGACAACGGCTCCAGTATGATTGTATCCGATACTGGGAAGCCGTCTTCTACTGGATATACAGGAACGGTTGAAGACATGGTTTTGTCCTCATCAATCAGAGCATCAAATTCTATGCCGTCAACCGAAACTGGTCTCAAAACTCTTCTTGCCATGTCTTTTTACCCCCTTGCATAATCTAATGCTCTAGCCATCTGTGTACTTGCATCTACTGCTGATTTCTTCATGGCTTTAGATACATTCTTTTGTGTTTCTACGCTTCCGCCTGTGTAACTGTTGTTGATTTCCACATTCTGTACAACGCTCTTAGAAACGGTATCTCCAGATACTACAGATGCAGTTCTCGGACTTACCCTATTTGCTTTGCCTAATGCAGAAATCATATTTGCGATATTTCCAAAAATCTTACCAGTTTCTACAGCGTTGTATACTTTTTTGCCTCTTTGTCCTGTGATAAGTTCTGGTCCTTCTTCTCCGGCTATAAACGTATCTTCTGTAAACTCAGTACCTTCTGCATGACCTTTTATTTTTTTTACCTTTGATGTGTCGGCTTCTCCGCCGAATATAAGTTCAATCAACCATTGAAGTCCTTCGGCTGCCATTCCGACCACTTTACCTAGTGCCTCTATGATTATTCCTAGTACATTTGCTATCGGTTCTAGCACACCTAATAGTGGTTTAAGTATAGGTAAAATGCTCTCGAGAAGCGAGACTACTACCGGAAGTAAAGTCTCTACCAAATTTGCTACCAATGAAATAATTGGGTCTATTATCGGTAAAATCGCATCAAGCAGCGAAATCAACAGTGGCAAAACAACATCTATGATTTTCATCACTATAGGTAATATGCTCATGATGAGTTTCAGCAATACCGGAAGGATTTTTTCGATAATTTTCAACGCTACTGGTAAAAGTTTTACAATCAGTTCGATTATAACTGGCAGAATCATTTGAATAATCTGCAACAAATACGGTATGAGTTGCAAAATTATGTCAAGCAATTGCTGACCTAACGTTTTTCCAAGTTCAATTATGACTGGCAGAAATTCCATGAATTTGTCCACCAGACCTTGAATTGTTTGTCGGAAAGCCTCTCCATCAATACCTGCCTTTTCGAACAGAGAACCAATGAGCGAATCGTTTCCATTCATAAAGTTTATAAGGTCTTCTACTAATAAAATTATCACAGTGATGATTGCTATAAACGCAAGCATCTTTGGATTGACAGTGAATGCCATTCTAAGCATTTTTGCCACCATGGTTATAGCTCCTATCAGTTTAGGACCTATTAAAACAGCGGCGAAGGCACCAACTGCAATCGTGAGTATTCTAAGAACGTTATCTGTTCCTCCTAGTTTTTCCGTGAGTTTTCCTATAACCTCTCTTCCTTTTGTCAATCCTTTCGTAATGGTTTGTGAAACTCTATCTACTACAGGTTGAAATCTTGAGAATAAGGCTTTAACTCTTTCCACCTCACGTCTTAAAAATCCATTCTCACCAGCATATGCCCTAATCGCTTTTGTGGCATATTGTATTCCTTTTGTGAACAACTTAAGAATTTGAATAGCAGGCTTCAAGAAAGTACCTCCTGTTTCTGCTTTGAAGTCTTGTATAGCCTGCTTCATATTTCCTAATCGATTTGTCCATGTATCCGATTCTCTGGCCGCTTGACCTATTGCACCGGATAACTTGTTTGCGTCCTCAACCATTTTTAGCAATGTGAACTGCTTTTGTTGTTCGGATAAATCCTTGAACGATTTTCCATACAATTCATTTGCCGCTGCATTTCTAGTGGTTTCTGTCGCAGACAAACCGAGTGCCGCATCTTGTTCAAAGTTTCCTTTCAAGAATGAACGCAACGATTGCGTAACGTCTTCTAAGGACCTGTCATAAAATGCAGCCGAATCTGCAACCGCTATCATTGCACGCTCTGATATTTCCAGTGCCGTTGCTTGGTCTGCACCAGTAGTCTTTGCAAATGCTGCTATCTGAGTAAAACTGCCTTTCATACGGTTTTCCAAGGCACCAGTTTCATTAGATATTGATTGCAGACTTTTTGCGGCTTCTTCTTCCATTTCTCCAAATACTTGAGTGAACTGAGACTTTAACGCTTCGGCATCTGCAGCCGCCTGTGCTAATTCGGATAATCCTTTCACAGAAAAAACTACACCAATGGAACTAAGCAGATTCTTAGCCATGTTGCTAATGTCTTTTATGCTTTTCTCTGCTTGTTGTTCACTTTTCTTGTCAACCTCAAACCCAAATGCCACCGCTATGTCTCTAAGCGTCAATTCCTAAGTCCTCCTTTCAGTTCGTCGGCTTGCATTTTCTCTATATCTTTATCCATTTCATATAAAGCGTATAGTTTCAATGCTTCGTCAAGAGTGTATACATTCTTCAACTCATACATTGAAGCTAATCCGGATTTGATAAGGATATAGCATCGCAATTCCAACTCACTAAACTGTGAACAGTCGAACTTACCGTATTTTACAATATCGCTCTCGGAGCTTTTGCCTCTGCCAGACCTTCCTTCCCAGATTGGCTGGCAAATTTCTTGAAAAAACCGTTAAAATTCAACTTAATTACATGGAAACAGAGAACAAACATATCCTGTACTTCCCCACAGAATATTTCGTTCGCAATATCCATGTCTAACCTTTGAGGTTCAACTTTCCCTTCTTCATCATCTCTTATTTCTGCTACGATATGTCCGCCAAGAAGCAATTTTTTCATAAGCACTTCAAGTTTATCTCCACTAATTGAACTACAACCTTGCATTGCTTGTGCCGCTTCATTTACATCAATATCCATAAGTCCGCCTTTACTTTCACCGTTTACTAACGGTGCAAATGCACTTAAAAGGGGAGTAAGCATTGATGCCAACTCCCCTGTAAGATTCGCTGCCTTAAATGCAGGAAACGGTGTGATAAAAAAATTTGTTTCGCCAACTTTAGCCTTTAATGGTTCCATCTGTTTCATAGCCATCTTTTATTCCTCCTTATTTGAATTCGCCTTCTCCTACGACAATCTCCCATTCACGATTGCCTTGTGTCTTTCCTCTGCCCCATGAAGCAGGTTTTGTTACCCATGCAACTGCACCAACAAACTTCTCTTTTCCGAGAAGGTCGTTGATATTAACAGGGAACGTGCCGCTTCCGTCTGTTTGGTCTTTCTTGTACATTTTCTTCAAGTATTCGTTTGTAGCGGAAGACTGCAATAAAGACAACTTCAATGTGAATACATTTGAAGGGTCAATGCTTCTTGCAATTTCTCCGTCTGCACCTACTACATATGAAGTTCCGTCACCTGCAGGTTCGATAGAGATAAAACTATCATCTGCATAACCGGAAACAATGTGAACGCCAAGAGCGCAAGTTACTTTTTTTGGATTGTATGTTGTCACTTTACCCATTTTGATTCACTCCTTCCTTAAAATGTAAGGTATCCTTCAATTTCTACCAAGTGGATAGCACTTGCAAGTTTCGCTGTATATCTGCATCCAGAGAGTTTTCTTGATTTCTTTTCTTCCTCTGAAATATCTGATGCTTTAGGAACATATACTTCATATCCGGAAATAATGTTGTTATCGTCGTCGTACTTGTCAGCAACGATTCCTCCAAGGTCCTGTCCGGTTTTCAATACTTCTTCCATTGCACCTTCGATCATTCCGATTCCATTGTCTGTAAACGGAACCTTTCTATTTGCTTTCAATGCCTTGAAGATTTTCTTCTGCATTTCGTTCTTCAACCAGTCTCTAAAACGAATTACATCAATCCATTCACCAGCAAGCGTTAATCCACCAATCGTGCAGTTTACACCTGCGTAACGTAAGAATGTATTGATATTTTTCGCCTTTAACTCTGTCTTTTGTGCATCTGTAAGTCTTGAAGGTTCAATACCTTTGATTTCTTTCAAGTGCCATGTTTCTGTACCTGCTTCGTATCCAAACATTTCTGCCATCCAGCCTAATGCTGCATATTCGTTTAACTCAGATTCAACATCTGTGTTTCCAGCAAAAAGACCTAAACTTCTGTAATATTTAGTTGTAGAATCTGCCACAGGAAATTCATCATAGTCTGTGTACTCAAAAGCAAACAATTTTTCATTTTTCTCTACCCACTTGATTGTGTTGATAACATCATTAGAATCTTTAAATTCTGTGATATGAACACCGTAGAACTCTGCCTCTTCATTTGCTTTGTTGAGAGTAGATGTGATGTCCTCATATCCACCATCTGTCCCTTTTCTGGTACAGATAAGCAGTGATGCAGGTGCAGGCGACTGGCTGAATGCAACTTGTGCTGCAATATAAGCAGTGTCTTCTTCCGTGTAACCATAATCAAGCAATTCCTCTACTTTTGAAATTGCTTTTACGGAATCAAGCTGTAATTCACCTTCTGCTTCTGGTGCAGGCACAACCAACAGGATTCTGTCTGCTGTCACATCATTTGATACTGCACTTGAAATATCGACGTTACACTTGATAATCTCGTCTAATGAATTGTTCTTCATTGTTTGTTAGCCTCCTTCTGTCATATCTTTTATTTCTACTTCTTCTATGGTATCGATTTCTGCTTCCAACATCTCTGTTGTTCCTCCTCCACTACTGTTAGGTGCAGTAGCCATACTTCCAATACCATAAGGACCGTTTGCGTCTTCCGACCATGAAACAGTTGCCTCTGCCATGGCTCTATAACGGTAATTCACATCGTTCTGCAATTCGGTCAAATCTCTAATAGGAGGATTGAGTTGTATATCTATGCCTTTTCCGGCAAGATAATCAATACCTTCATCAGATTCTAAATACTTGAAGAAGTCAAGCATATCTGACGTAGCTGTGTTTGCGTAATTACCAGTGACTTTCTCACCCACTGTAATCTTCTTACCTTTTGTATACAAATTAACTTCAAGCATTGTACTGCATGGATAATATCTATTCCCTTCATCATCTGTAACAGGAAACAACGTCTTCCGAATATTACCAATCTTTAATGTGACGTATGGCAATGGTGGTTTCGTAGCAATCTGTTCAGACCATATAACCGTTGCTCCCTTAAAAAACATATCAGTCGTGCTATAGATTATATCTTTAACAACTTCAAGGATCATCTGCTCACACGTCTCCTTTCTTGCAAAAAAATAAGACCTATTCGGTCTACTTCAATAGCACTCTCACGACATGCTCATTCACTCGTGATAATACTCTCATATTCGTTTTCTCCGATGAAGCAATAGCAACGCCGTTTTCTCCGACAGTAGCATATCCGTTTACTTGACATGTTCCATCATCACGAACATACAATTTACCAAACATACCAACCGTATCCCATTCTGGTCTATCAGCACGGTTGATATATGCCTGCTCTGGATTGTAATCTGGATTGATTCTTGGATGTTTCCAGAAACCTAATGACTGTTTTTCTGTGGTTTTTACTTCTTCCAATTCAATTTCAATTCTAGTTTCTTGTGTTTCTTCATCTATAATTTCTTTTTCAACTTCTTTGAATTCAATATGTTCTACATCAACAAATTCTTCAACTAAATCATAGATTACTCTACCAAAATCATCTGTCAGATATTTACCATTCCATTCACATTCGTAATTGTCACCAAGTACAGCAGCCGTACCTGAGATAATACCAAGCACTTCATCATCTGCATTAGCCAGTCTGATTTTCTCTCCATCTAACGCTACAAGACAACCAACTCTATCTTCACTATTTGGATTTCCATCTTGCCATTCAAAGTACTCAGCATAGTCTGCACCATTAGAAGTTACTGAACCTTGATACCAAGCATTTCCTTTCCAGTCCAGTGTATGTGCATTAGACGGAACATCTACTGTACCATTACCTACAATAGTAGCATAGGTGCTTTTTTCATCTTCAATATTGTATTTTCCATGAGTGTGCTGTGTAAAACCACTTGCAATCGTACCCTGCCCTTCGGCGTGTGAATGGGTTCCACTTGCTTCCGTTCTAAATCCTTCTGCATGAGAGAATGAACCACTTGCCTCTGTACAATAACCTTCTGCATGTGATTGTTTATTTGTTGCTTTGCATCCATATCCTTCGGCATGGGAGCCTTCACCACTTGCTGTTGTGTTATCTCCTTCGGCATGAGAACTTTTACCACTTGCCTCTGTGTCATAACCTTCTGCGTGAGAACTTTTACCTTTTGCTACTGTAAGACAACCTTCAGCATGTGATTCATCACCACTTGCAGTTGTGCTATCCCCTTCGGCATGTGCTTGGGTATTTGTTGCTTTGCATCCATATCCTTCTGCGTGA